CATCGGCACCTGTTGCACCTGTTGCACCATCGGCACCTGTTGCACCTGTTGCACCATCGGCACCTGTTGCACCATCGGCACCTGTTGCACCTGTTGCACCATCGGCACCTGTTGCACCTGTTGCACCGCCTGTGATGTATCCCATATCGTTGTTGAATTGTGAGATATTTCCACCAACGAGTAAATTTATCTCATCAATTGATGCAGAAATAGAGTCAATAAAATTTGTATATTTTCCGCCACCAATGGCAACAACTGAATCAGTATCACCATTAATTTCATCTGCTATTCCAATATAAAGAACAGAGTTCTCGCCTGTCGGTCCGTCCATTGCAATTGCAGGTTCACCAATTGCCACATCATTTACATCAGGACCAGATACTCCTGTATTTCTTTTGAATTGGATAATATTAGACATTAATTATCCTTTATTATTCTTCTGTTTTTGGTTCTACTATAATCTCTTTTGCGACTTGAATTTTTTCATTATCTATTTTTTGAGATATTCTGTCATTCATGTTATTTTTGAACGCATCCACAAATTCTGATGGGGTGTCGTTCATTATAGCATCAACCATTTTCTTTTCATTATGCTTCATAATTTATGTATTTACTCCAAATGTAATATAGAATACAGACCATGACATTATGCTACATTGACCCTTGTTCCAAATGTAATTGTAAATGCCGCAGAGGAATTCGCATTCGCCTGACTAGTTGACCAATCAAATCCATCAATTCTTACAGCATCAGTTGAATGTGTATCGGTTGGTTGAAATATTTCTCCACCACCTGGCAGAATAATTGATTCGGTACTCCCCCCACCATCACTTGGACCTGGAACGACCGGCATTATCAGTTCAAAAGCACCCCCAGAATCGACCCAACTTATAGTGGTTGCCTTAGTTCCATTAATACTATATGCAATAGATTTACACACAAGTTCAGAATGACTTGCTTGTCTTTCTCCTGTGATTGAACCATTTGCATCAGGGTCGTCAAATAACGGAGATAGGTCACTCCATGTTATATCAAGTGGGTCGTATTCCACACCACCTGTATCTGCAACAACTTTAATTATAACAGATTGAGTGGTATTTTTTAATACAGATAGATTCATTCTTGTGGCCATATATATATCTCCTATGGTGATGTTGGTGGGTCAGGTTGAATTCCTGCTTCCAGTTCTTGTTTAATTTCTTTATCCATTTCTTCAATTTCATCAGGTGTTTGTTGTAAAATGTTTTTACGAACCCATGCAAGTGAATAATACTTACCTATGTATTGGTCTAATGTTTCCAGTGCTTCTATTCTATAACGAACACCTTCTGCATCTCTTTCAGAAGTAACAACACCACTAATTTTTTCTTCTTCAATTTGTTTATCGATAGAAAGAATTTCTTCTTCTGTTTGATGAAGAACTTCTTTACGAACCCAATCAGCAGAAAAATACCGACCGACATATTGGTCAATATCATTCAATAATGTTATTCTATTTTCCAAAACCTCTGCATTTTTCAGTTCTGTGAAATGAGAATCTCGAAGATAGTCTAATCTAATTTTATACTTGATATCAGGCCATTCATCTTCACGAATAATCTTTTTCAGTATGAGTTGTTTTTCTAATAATTGTAGGAAAAGACCATTGAATTTGCTTCGTAGTTTAGAAACAAATTTTGAAAATTTGAGTTCATCTCTGGTGATTTCTGATGACCTTCCCATATTAAATCCATTGTCAGATTCAAGTCGTGAGATAGGAACATTTAATGAATGATATAGTTTCTTTTTGAAATAATCCACATCTTCCATTTCACCAAGATTTTGTCCACCATCAAGTGTAGAGATTTCTGTACCTTTACCACCTTCACGGCGAGGCATCCAATAATCTTCTAACATTGACATATATTTCTTTTCGTCTTTTAGTTCACCTGTGTTTGCATCATAAACTAACTTATTTTTGTATCGGTTCATTATGTCTGCAACATAGGCCTCTGCTTTTGTTTTAGGTAAAGAACCAACATCTACATAGAAGATTCTTCGTTCGGGCGCCCGAGCAATGCGGTAGATAACTACAGCATCTTCCATCATACGAAGTTGATTTACTGGTTTAATTGCTTTATGTAAATAACTGATGACGAGTTTTCTTGCAGAATCATATAATCCTGAATGAATATATGTGATTGCATCTGGATGTATCCTGAGGCCTTGTGTATCCTGTGCAGGACCACCAAATCCCTTATCATTGAATAAGTAATATTCTTTGACATCTTCAACAATCTCAACATTACCACCGTCACCTTGAACTCGTTCTTTTTTGATTTCTTGAATTTTACGGATGGCAGTTGAATCAATTTGACGAACTTCTTGAATGCCTTCTTTTGGTTTCTTTGAATCTACTAAAACATGATAAAATAATTTACCATCAACATACCATCTTCTAAATAATTCATATCCTCGATTATCAAAATCAAGAATTTTTAGTAGTTGGTCAAATTCTGAACGAATCTTCTTTTTGACATTGATACCGACATTAACATCATCAAGAATAATTTGAACAGTAGGAGTTCCTTCCTCTGTTACAATTGCTTCATTTATAATATCGTCAATAGCAGATTCTACTTCTGCGTGTAATGACAAAGAACGATATTGCTTAATCTGGTCAATGTCATTTTTGATGTTACCGTCAAGGTCAAGATAGTGGCCATAATAGGCCCCTGATTGAATTGCGGTTGCTCCATCTTCAACATCAGGGGCGACAAACGATTTGAGTTGTTTACCGCCACCTGATGGTTTAGATGCTTTTTGAGCCTTTTTGCGACTGATTTGAAATCCGAATAAATCCCAAGGCATAATTTTCACTCCATATCATAATATTTATATAAACTAACCTGTAACAACTATACTACTACTATGTAGTTGTTTTTTTTGAAGACCCATTTACATTTTTCATATCACCGCTGTCGTCACTTTCCCAATATGAATATGCCCAAGTAATATCAAATTCTTCAACAGAATCATTTGTATCTGCGGCAAGTTCAATGGCGTTTAATTCTGACGGCCAGGCATCTACCATTTTATATCCACGAATCTTTTTACCATCGTAGTGGTCTAATTGATAAACAAATAAATCCGCTGAAATGTCCGTTAGGTTAAAGTTGCCCACATTTTCTTTATGTGATGCAATTGAATTCATCCATGATTCTACCCAATTACGAACAGAAAAGTCAGTATCATTAATAACAGTTGTTACCCAAGTATCATCAAATTCTCTAACACCCGGAACTCGAACTGTTCGTCCTCGATATGGAACATCAATACGAGTTACTGTTGTACCAGGCAACGAAGTTGCCTTGATTAGAAATTTCGGTGCTTCATTCGCAAGTGAGGTCAATGACCCATCAGGGGCATTGTTTAGAATAACTTCAAATAAGTTTGGTCTTGCACCACCACCAGGCAGTTGGGACCGAAAGTCTGAAATGTTGATTGGCATTTTTATCTCCTTTTAGTAAATTATTTATTACTATTTATACCTGATTTTATTATACTGCACCTGCTACTTCACTGAAGTTTGCACCAGTACGAGTTGCAATAAAGTTTAGTTGCATAAAGTTGATTGAACGAGCGGGTTTGATGAAAATGTCTGCAACAAACCTGTTTCCGTCAATTACTTCTGGTGTGTTATTTGTCGAATCACACACAACATTGAAATCGAAGATTCCTCTACGACCTTTTACATCTCTTAGGTATGGTTCTACCATTGAAACGAACTGTGAACGAGTGAATTCGTCATTTAGTTCAAAGAGTTGATATTTTGCCGCAGTTGCAATTGCTTTTTCAAGGACAATAAACAATCTACGAACATTGATTCTATCAAATGCACTTGGTTTTGCAAGAGCAGTTTTATCACCAAAGAGAATTGTTCCTTGGCCGGGGAATGCAACTACTGGATTGATTCCTGCTTGATAAAGGTCATCTCTGTGTGATTGTCTTGGATTATGTGCTAGTTTGACAGCACGGTTGATTTGACCACGATTATATCCTGCTGGCGAATACCAAGGGTCGGTAGCATCATCTGTTCTAACACAAAGTCCTGCAACATCACCGTTTAGTGGAATCCAACGATAAACATCATTGTATGGGTCATATTGATACTTGTATCCAGAATCTACTACTGCATAAGAAGTAGATTTGTTCCAAGTATCCTTTCGCCAATTAACTATATTGGTTGCTCGGTCACTCTCGTTTGTAGTTTCTGAGGGATTTACTGTACTCCAAGCAGGAGAAACGAATGCAACGCAATCTTTTCGTGCTTCTGCCATTTCTGCAATAGATTGGGCAACAACAACACCACTACCAACTTCTTCATCTGCGGCACCACCAATGATTAGAGAAACATCAACGGTTTCTGCATCTTCAAAGAGTGAATACCCTCTGGACAGTCCAGAAGTATAAAAATCAGCTGCAGCGGGTGCGCTACCATTATCACCTAATGACAAATCTACCAAGAACATTCCATCATCATAGTCTTTAGTAGAATCGTTGCTTGATTCGTTTATATCAATTGTTCCCCAAGTCAAACCTTTACCGATTGCGATATAGTTTGAACTTCCATTGAGAACATTTACAAAATAATTGCTTGTCCCGTCTGGATTTTTTGCATCAAATGCTAGTGATAATAGTTCGTGTCGTTCAAGAACTGTGCCAGGAACACCAGTGAATTCACCACCTGCATCAATGACAAGAACATTTACCTCATCGTTTGAACCATCTCTGTCCAAAACATAAGTTGAACCACCCGCACCATATGTGTTATCGTTAGGCATTTGGTCAAATACAGCATCAAGTGTTGTATAAGTTGTTCCCGGTCCGTCACCGTCACCGTCAATAAAGTCGCCAGTGGCGTGCATAGTTGGGTCGTTATACATTATGACTTGAATGGAATTACCCATATCACCTGGATATTTTGCAATAACGGCAACATCTGTTAGACCACTCTCTCTTTGTAATTCCATTTGTTCTTCGTTTGGAACATATTCTGTCCCTGTGACAGTCATTGGTAAGGTATCCGTTGCATCGCTGCCGCCTGTTAAAGTGCCGCCAATTTCAGTGTCTGAAAACCAATATGCATTTGCGGCAGTTCCCGAACTACCACTTCCACCATCATCAACTCTAACTGTTCGTAGAGCATCTGCATATGATAGGAAGTTGGCTGCTGAGAACCATCCCCTAAAATTTTCGTTGTTTGGTTTACCGAATACATCTACTAACATATTTTCACTATCAATAAGAACTATCTCGTCAACAGGTCCCCAAGAACCTTGAATAGCAATAGCACCTACTGTTGTTGAAACTGCGGGTATGATGTTTGTTAAATCTATTTCACGGATATCTACTCCCGGACTAACTTGAAATCCCATGATTTTTCTCCTTTGTCTTTTTCTTTCTGTAGTTTAGACTAAATAAGGTCTACAATTTTTGTTTACACTCTATTTAGAATAATAAACATTTTCACTCTATTCTACTGCTGTCCATCCAGGCGGTAATTGATTGTCATTACTTCCTATTCCATCATTCACAAACCCAAATGGGGTCATATCTTCTTCAATGTCTTTCATTTGCTTTTCATATAGCATTTTTCGTATATCAAGGTCGGTTTGGTCTTTAAAGTATGTTTGTTTAGTCATCCACGAAAATAATACCAAACACATAACTAAATCGTCATGGTGGCCTTGGTCTGCTTCATATGAACCCTTTTTTTCAACAAATGTTGTAAGTTCGTGCAGAATGTCATAATCTTCTAGTAATATTTTATCTTCTTCAATCAAACTTTTCAAAATGGAACAACCGACTCTCTTTACGGGTTTGGTAGTCTTGACACCCTTTTGTTGTCTACCAGGCCCGAATCCACCACCTGCAACTTGACCACCACGGCCTTTGAGAGTGGTCATAATCATATTATCGTATTCCAATTCTTCATATAGAATATTTGCTACTTGCTCACCAATATCATTAAGTTCTACTAAAACATGACAATCATTATATTCAGATGCAACTCTGTAAATTATATTTGGATACAATAGTGGTGACATTTTATTATTTCTAAACTTTGCAACCAATTTATATGGGTGTTGTGTAATGTCTATGACCACAAATGCGTGATAATCAATACCTACACCCCTAGATGTGTCAACGGTCATTGCATATATGTTGTCTTTCTTTGGTTTTTCTATAATATCAAGACCATCATCGTTTCGGATTATGGGTTTTCTCCACGCCATAGTTTTTAGTTTAGGGGCCGATATAAGAGTATTCATAGAGCCGATGAAGTCACATTCAAATTCCACCCTGAACTGTTGTTCGGAAGTGTTTGCTATTGTTTGTCTTTTCCATTCGGCATCACGGCCTGGAACTTGTGACCAGTGGACTTCGACAGGAACATAATCATTCGTCTTTTCTTCTGCACCCACCCATAATTTATAAAACAAATTCAACCCTTTTGGAGTAGAAACTATTAGAACTTTTGATGATTTACCCGAAGCAATAGTAGGGTATACTGAACTGAAAAATTCTTCTGCAACTTCTTGTGGTACATATGCAAATTCGTCAAGGAAAATCATATTGAACGACCCACCACGAACAGCACTTGATGAAGTAGAAGATGCCATAACTCTTGAACCATTTTCTAAGTCAATATAACTTTTGTTCCATTCTTCAACGCCTTGTTGCATCCACTTGGGAAGGTTTTCATATGCAAGTTTTAATCTACTAAGAAGTTCCCTTGCAGTTGAAAGTTTGTTAGCAAGAATACCAACAGTAACTTGTGGATTGTATAAAATATAATGAAGAATATAAGCAACAACGGTGGTTGATTTCCCACTTTGTCG